TTTGGATTCTAGAGTAAATACTATATCATGAGTACGGACAAACAGGCAGACATACTCGCCGCGCTGGAGAATAACCTTCCAGTCGTCGTGCCTTCGTCTCCTCCTCCTGCCAAGTTGACTCCGGCTCCGGAGAAGGAAGACCTCATATCTGACTCCGAAGAGGACTATAAGTACTCTCGTAAGAAACTCAAGAACTTGATCGACAAAGCCGAGGAATCCCTCGAGCGCCTGATCGTAGTGGCCGACGAGGCAGAACACCCGCGAGCCTACGAAGTCTTGGCTGGAATGCTTCAGACTACTTCGGACATGACGGACAAGCTCATGGACCTGCAGAAGAAACGCAAGGAGCTCATCATCGGCAAGAAACCAGAAGAGAATAAGCAGGGCGCTACAAACGTTGCAGTATTCGTAGGAACGACGGCAGATCTGCAGAAGCAACTCTCTTCAGATACTACCATCATCGATGCCACTCCTTCTGAATCCAAATGAAGAGAGTCGTCGATCCATCAAAGGTTGGTCTTTCATATTTAGGGAACGCTCAGGTCAAGCGTGACGGAGTTCAGCAGAACTTCACGGCCAAGGAGATCGAGGAGTACAAGAAGTGCATGAAGGATCCTGCGTACTTCGCTCGTAAGTACTGCAAGGTCATCAACCTCGACAAGGGCCTGGTGCCATTCGACCTATATCCGTATCAGGAGAAGATGTTTGCGCAGTTCGTGCAGAATCGATTCAACATCGTCCTGGCTTGTCGTCAGTCCGGTAAGTCCGTATCCGCGTCGATCTACATCCTCTGGTACGCCGTATTTCAAGCCGATAAGACCATAGCTATTCTGGCTAACAAGGGATCTACGGCTCGAGAGATGCTGGCCCGCATAACTCTGGCGCTCGAGAACCTGACGTTCTTTCTGCAGCCCGGATGTAAGGCACTGAACAAGGGATCGATATCGTTTTCAAACAACTCGCGAATCGTCGCGGCCGCTACCTCGGGCAACTCCATTCGCGGTATGTCCATATCGCTCCTGTACCTCGACGAGTTTGCATTCGTGCCGGACGCGGATACGTTTTACACGTCTACCTATCCGGTCATCTCGTCAGGTAAAAAGTCGCAGGTCATCATGACTTCGACTATCAACGGCGTGGGTAACCTATTCTATCGCCTCTGGCAGGGTGCCGTACAGGGAGCAAACGAGTACAAGCCGTTTCGCGTGGACTGGTGGGACGTACCGGGCAGAGACGAGAAGTGGAAGGCTCAGACTATCGCCAATACGTCTCAGCTCCAGTTCGATCAGGAGTTCGGCAACGCGGCGATCGGATCGATGGATACACTGATCTCGCCTGAGTTTCTGCTCGCTCTAAAAGCAGAATCTCCGATGGAGACCATTCGTTCCGTAAAGTTCTATCGCCCTCCGATCGAGGGTCATCAATACGTCATGACCGTAGACGTGTCGAAGGGTCGCGGTCAGGACTATTCGACCTTGACCGTGACGGATACTACGGCTCGACCGTTCGAGCAGGTAGCGACTTGGCGAGACAACATGATGTCTCCACTGCTATTTCCAGACCTCATCGTCGCCGTGGCTAAGAGGTACAATGAGGCTCTGGTCGTAATTGAGAACAACGACGTCGGACAGGTCGTATGCAACGGCGTGTACTATGACCTCGAGTATGAGAATACCTTCGTGGAGTCGGCCGTGAAGGGCGGCATCGGAGTCACGATGAACAAGCGCGTGAAGCGAATAGGCTGCGCCTTTCTGAAGGACATCGTCGAGGCTCGTAAGTTGGAGCTACACGACGCGGACTCAATCCTTGAGCTGTCGACCTTCGAAGCCCATGGTGACTCATACGAGGCGGCTACCGGATGCCACGACGACATGGTCATGAATCTGGTCCTCCTCGCTTGGTTTCTGACCACTCCCTTCGCGGACCTCAAGGACGGAGAGCTGAAGGGCATGCTCTTTGCCGAGAAGGCTCGAGCGATGGAGGACGAGCTGGTACCGGCCGGATTCCTGGGCAACACTCAGGCTAATTTCACTCCGTCGATGGAGATCTATAATCAGATGGCAGAGGATATGAAGAAGTGGCAAACGCTGTGAAGGAGAGCTTTTCAATAAATAGGCTTATTGAAACCCAGTCTTATCATGTCAACTTATAACAACACTGAAAGGTAAAAACTAATATGGCATTCCTCTTATCACCGGGCGTTCAGGTCAATGAAAAAGACCTTACGAACGTAGTACCGGCGGTCGCCACTTCAATCGGAGCCTATGCGGGTCCGTTTACGTGGGGTCCGACCGGCGTCGCAGTCACTGTCGCCAGTGAAGGCGCATTACTCACCAACTTCGGCAAGCCGAGCACGGCAAGCGCCGTCAGCTTTCAAACGGCTGCGAGCTTTCTGAAGTATGGCAACACACTCAAGGTTTCTCGTTCGATTAATACGGACTCAAGGAATGCCATCGCTACCTTCCTTTCGACTTCGGGAACGGCTTATGCTACTGGATCTAGCAGTGTTCTAATTGGCAATTCCGACGTGTTTAATAGTCTATCGACGACTGCGATCGGTGCGAATACGACTTTTGTCGCGCGCTATCCTGGCGCCCTTGGTAACTCGCTCGGCGCCTTCGTTGTGACTCCTGTCACTTCTGCCACGGATCCCTATGCGAAGCTGTTTGACTATGTGCCTACGTACAACTCGAACAATCCTACGGTCGTTACTACTCGATCATCCGCTGGAACTGCTTCAGTTGGCACGATCGTAGTTCCCACGGCCGCATTTGGCTCGATCCCCCTCACGACCTCGATGTACGTGATCGGCGGAGGCCTTACGTCGGCTACGACTGTAAGTTCATTTGTTACTACTTCTGGAGCAAATTATATTGTTACGCTTGGCTCAACTGCCTCATCTACTTCTTCTGGTGCTCAATATACGTTCTTCGAAGCTGATGAGATTCACGTGGCCGTGGTCGACCTCGACGGCAACATCTCCGGTACGGCTGGTACCCTCCTCGAGAAGTGGCAGAACCTGTCGCTCTTCACGGACGGCAAACGCGCGGACGGCACGAACAACTACTATCGCGACTACATCAATCGTAACTCGGCGTTCGTGTATGCCAATACACTGGCCGGTGAAATCGCAAACGCTGATACAACAATTGCTAATTCGGCTTCATTTGTCAAATTGGCCACGTCGTCATCTGCCTTGATTCACATCCTCGGCAACAGCAACTACATCAACGGCATTACTGGTGCGGCTGGCACACAGGGTACTGATGGTACGGTCGGCAACTCCGGCGACATTCAGACGGCTCTGGAAGTATTTGCTGATCCGGCTACGATCGACATCAACCTCCTGTTCTGCGGCGACATCAACGGCACTTCTAACCTGACGACGGCCGAACAGAGGGTTCAATCGATTGCCAATACTCGTAAGGATACGGTCGGATTCGTTTCCGCTCCGGTGAATATCTGGCAAAACACTTCGAACACGACCAAACAGACGAACGTGCTGGCTAAGTTCAACGATCAGTCGGCTACGCACGATTCTTACTCCGTGTTTGATTCGACTCCGCTGTATGTCTATAACAAGTATCAAGACAACTACATCTGGATTCCTGCTTGCGGTCACATGGCTGGTCTGTGTGCCAATACGGATACGGTCGCGGATGCTTGGTTCTCTCCGGCTGGATACAATCGCGGCAATCTGAAGGGCGTTACCAAATTGGGCTATAACCCCGATCAGACCAGTCGCGACGCTCTGTATCAGGTCTCGATCAATCCGATCGTCTCGTTCCCGGGTCAGGGCATCGTGCTCTTCGGCGACAAGACGGCTCAGAGCAAACCGAGCGCCTTCGATCGCATCAACGTGCGTCGTCTGTTCATCGTCCTCGAAAAGGCGATCGCTACGGCCGCTAAGTATCAGCTGTTCGAATTCAATGATCGCTTCACACAGGCTATGTTCCGCAACATGACGGAGCCCTTCCTGCGCGACATCACTGGTCGTCGTGGCATCACGGACTTCATGGTCGTGTGTGACTCTACGAACAACACTCCTCAGGTCGTCGACGCGAATCAGTTCGTGGCCGACATCTACATCAAACCGGCTCGCTCAATCAACTTCATCACGTTGAACTTCATCGCCACTCGTACTGGTGTGAGTTTCTCTGAAATTGCTGGAGCTTAATCCTAGAAACATCGTATAAATAAGAACATAAGGAAAAACATATGGCTAATAGTGTAAATGATTTCAAGGCTAAGCTGGTTGGTGGCGGAGCACGTCCGAATCTGTTCCGCTGCGAAGTCCCGTTCCCCGCGGGTACTGGCGGCAGTCAAGAACAGGCTTCGTTCATGATCAAGGCGGCGCAGATCCCTGCGGCTACTCAAGGCACGATCGAGGTTCCGTACCGCGGTCGTAAATTCAAAATCCCCGGTGATCGTACGTTTGAAACGTGGACCGTCAAAGTCATCAACGACACGACGTTTGACCTGCGTAACGCGTTTGAGAACTGGCTGGACATCATGAATCCGGCTCCCTCGAACTCCGGCAACGTGGCTTACAACACATTCATGTCTCAGCTCCGTGTGTATCAGCTCGACAAGGCGGGCAACGACGTTAAGTGCTATACTTTCGTCGATGCGTTTCCTCAATCGGTCGGATCGATCGAGCTCGGCTACGAAACGAACGACGCGATCGAAGAGTTCGACGTGGTGTTCAACTATCAGTACTGGCTGTCTTCTTCGACGGTCTTCACTGGTCAGGGCGGCGGCGCTGGTATCGGCGGCATCATCTCGGGCCTCAAGAGCGGCCTGATCAATGCGGCTGGTGCGGCGGTCGGTCGTGCTACCGGTGGTATCCTCGGCGGCTAGTCTATAAGTTATTCACGAGGGGCGGCTCAAAGGGGCCGCCCCTCTTTTTTGAACATATATAAATACAGGTACACATGAAATTATTTGGATTTGAGATTTCGAAGCAGATCAAGAAGGCCGACGAGCCGTCACCCTTCGCGGGCCTCATTCCTGACGTTCCTGTAGCGGCGCCAGCCTCCAAGCCCGTAGAGACTAAGTCCTTCGTTCCTAAGGAAGCCGAGGACGGATCGACGGTCATCTCGGCCGGCGGATACTTTGGTCAGTACATCGACATCGACGGCACCACGGTAGCTTCCGATCAGGACCTCATTCTCAAGTATCGTAACGCGGCTGAACAGCCCGAATGCGACACGGCCGTCAACTACATCATCGACGAAGCGATCGCGTCTGGAGAAGAAGGATCACCGATCTCTTTGGCAATGAACGACCTCGACTATCCCGATGAGGTCAAGAACGCCATTCAGAAAGAATTCGACGAAGTCATTCGTCTGCTAGACTTTAATCGCTCGTGCTCCGACGTCTTTCGTCGATGGTATGTCGACGGCCGTTTGTATTATCACATCATCGTAGATCAGCAGAATCCGAACAACGGCATCTTGGAGCTTCGCTACATCGATCCGATCAAGATGCGCAAGATCCGTGAGGTCGATACCAAGATCGATCCTGAGACCGGCGTCAAGTTGATTACGACGAAGGCCGAGTACTTCGTGTACAATGAGAACATGATCGCCGGTCAGCTGGTACAGTCTGTGAATACAGGCGACTCCGTCACCGGCCTCAAGATCGATCCGTCGGCGGTCTGCTACGTTCCTTCCGGTCTGCTCGACTCCACGCATAAGCGCATCATCTCGAATATTCACAAGGCACTGAAGCCGGTGAATCAGCTCCGCATGATGGAAGACTCGCTGGTCATCTATCGCATGTCCCGCGCGCCCGAGCGTCGTATATTCTACATCGACGTGGGTAACCTGCCGAAGGCAAAGGCCGAGCAGTACATGCAGGAGATCATGTCGAAGTATCGCAACAAGATGGTGTATGACTCTTCGAACGGCGTGATTCGCGACGATCGCCGTCACATGTCGATGCTCGAGGACTTCTGGCTTCCTCGTCGCGAGGGCGGCAAGGGTACGGAGATCACG